CAATGAGCGTCCTGTTGGACGTTCTTGCTTATAATACTTACTACACAGCATTCAACACCAACATGGTGGTGAACGAGCTGTTTCTAGACTCTGCTACTCTTCGTGACAACGTTGTATCACTTGCCAAGCAATTAGGATACAAACCTAAGTCTAGAACCGCTCCAGTGGCGAAAGTATCCTTTTCGGCATCATATGGTCAAAGTGCTCCTACAACCTCCTTATTCAAGAAGGGAACGGGGTTTACGACGACGTTTGACGATACTTTATATTCATTCGTCGCTATTGACGATCATACTGCTCCTGTTTCTAATTCAACAGCAGTTTTCACTGAAATTCCTGTCTACGAAGGAACATTAATTGAGAACAATTATATCGTAGATACTTCTATTAAGCAAAGATTTATTATTCAGAATGCTAACGTTGACATTTCTAGTCTTCGAGTAAGAGTTTTTGCTAGTGATCAGTCAACAGCATATCTAGATCACGAATATTCTGATAATATTCTCAATGTTGGACCCGACTCTCCTGTTTTCTTTGTAGATGAAATTGAAGACGAGAGATATGAAATTTTCTTTGGTGATGGTGTAATTGGTAGAGCTCTAGAGAATGGAGAGCAAATTGAGATCTCTTATCTAATTACAAATGGTGCTTCTACAAACGGCGCTAAGAACTTTACCTGGAACGGTGTACTAACAGATATCTTCTATTCCACAGGATTCCCTGTTAGCGTGACCGTAGAGGGGTCTGTAGCAGCGGAAGGTGGTGCCGAGATCGAATCCATCTCACAGATCAAATACAACGCTCCTAAGTACTTTTCTACACAGGATAGAGCGGTAACATCAGATGATTATGCTGCCATTGTAAGAAACATTTATCCAGCAATTTCCGATATTATTACATTTGGTGGAGAAGAAGATGATCCCCCAGAGTATGGAAAGGTCAAGATTGTAATTAAACCAGAGAGTTCAAATTACCTATCTAACGCCACTAAGAAGGATATTGCTAAGAAATTGAAGCCATATATGGTTGCTTCTGTTATACCAGATATTATTGATGCTTCGATTTTGTATGTCGAGGTTAATTCGAGCATCTACTACGATACTTCCAGGACTACCCAGAGACCCGAGCAAGTACAGACTAAAGTAAAATCATCTTTAGAGTCCTATCTCAGACAGTCTCAAACTGAGAAATTCAATGGCAAGTTCCGATATAGTAAATTTGTTTCTACAATTGACAATTCGGACTCTTCTATCAACTCCAATACCACCAGTCTCACATTGAGAAAGGATTTCTTTCCTCAGTTAAATTCTAAGAGTTACTACGAGATCTGTTATCAGAACAGATTTGATGAGAAATGTGAAGGACCAGTAGTCACATCTACAGGGTTCAAAGTAAGCGAATTCCCAACGTACACGGTGTATTTGGAAGATAACGATGGAGCAATGGTCCTATATAGATTAGACAGATTGACTGGTGATAAAATTACGCTGAATGATTCCGTTGGAACCGTAAATTATGAAAAAGGTGAGGTCCAATTGTACGATTTAACTATTGTACAAGGAAGCTTCAGTGATAATAAAATCGAACTTCGTGCCCTTCCCATGTATGACGACATCGTTGCCATGAGAGAAGTGTATTTGGACGTTGATATGACAAGCAGCAAGTTTACAGCCTACCCAGAGTAAATTAGATGGCTCCTAAGAAGAGAAAAATATCGTCCCTGATTGAGTCACAACTTCCAGGGTTTATTAACAACGAATATCAAAATTTCTCTAAGTTCATAGAAAAGTACTATGAACAGCAGTCTTCTGTTGGCCAGCCTATCGATATTATCACCAATTTAGAAAAGTATGCTGATATCGATACGTATGAAAAAAATCTTTTAAGTCAGTCTACTACATTGGCAGCAAGTGTTACTGCCGATCAGTCATCTATAACTTTATCTAATGCTTCTTCTTTCCCCGAAGAAAATGGTTACATTAAGATTGGCGAAGAAATCCTCTTTTATCAAACTAGAGAAGGAAATACTCTAACAGAAGTTTCTAGAGGAGTTAGTGGTAATACTACTTTGGGTGACTTGTATCACTCGTCTCGCTTTGTAACTACAGCAGCAGCTGCTCACGGTGTTGGATCTACTGTACACAATATCAGCAACCTGTTTTTATATGCTCTAGTGAAAGAATTTGAGAAGACATACCTCAGTTCTTTTCCAGAAGCATATTTAAAAGAAGATGTAGATAAGCGTCTTCTAATTAAGAATATCAGTAAGTTCTATAAAGCAAAAGGTACTGATAGGTCTGTCAAGTTTATATTTAATTCTATTATTTCTAAGGAACCAGACAATGTTCCTGAAATTCTAAATCCAAAAGATTATACCCTAAAAGCATCCACATCTGGTTGGGAACAAGACAACACTTTAAAGTGTATTAGTGTTTCTGGCAATATTCAAAATTTAGTTGGTAATCTTATCACTCAGGAAAGTGAGACTAATTTTGCTTCTGCTGCTGTAGATTTTGTCAGATCTATTAAGTCTGATGGTATTGACAATTATTATGAAATTGGTATTGATTCCACCACCTTAAATGGCACGTTTGAAATTTCTAGTAGAACTGCTCTCCTTGATAACATCGTCAATACAGATTTTACTGGTGATAGAATTACTGTAAAGAGTACTGAAGGATTTCCATCTTCAGGAAGACTTCTCATTAGAGATGAAGAATTTGTATACAGTTCAAAGACTGTTAATCAATTTATTATTTCTGATAGAATTGGTCCTAGAAGAAACCATAGTGTAGGTGATCGAGTATATTCATACAATCCCATCACCGCCAATGGTGCTACTATCATCTTATTTGGTGCTGTTTATGGACTGTCATCAACTTCTCCCCAACCATATGCTACTGTTGGCGATCTAATCAATGTTTCAGATCCTGGATTTATTACCAGAGATCCAGTTATTCATGACATCTATAATAGTGATTATACTTTTGGCACTCCAACAGATCCAGAATACGTTTTCAAAAATAGATGGTTCTTGAATGAGTCTCCAAGTACTGGCAAACCAGTTGTTAGAGGAGTTGTTAAAGACTTCGTTGGCGACGTTTCTGCTATTTACGAAGATGATCAATATTACTATATTTGTTCATCTGGTTGGCCTGTAGGATCTTCACTGTCAGGTGCCACTCTAAATTACACTCCAGAAGATCAAAGAAATTTAAAATTAATTAGAAAGCATCCAGTAGCAACTACTGAAGTTTATAAGACATCTACTAGGGATGTCGGTGTTTTATTGGATGGTGTTCCTGTCATCAGTTATAAAGATGATAAGACTGAAAAATTTGGATCTATTGTTTCTACAACCATAACTAATAAGGGATCTGGGTATGAAGCACCACCTTTTGTGCTTCTAAACGAAGTTCCTAATAAAGCGACAGCAGTTTTGTCTGGCAGTGTTGTCGATAGAATCATTATCGGCACAAACGAAGCTTTTACAGATGATCCTACTATTAGAATAACTTCTGGAGAGGGGGCAAGACTATCTCCTGTTGTTACTAATGGTGCTATTACTAGTATTGACGTTGTAGAACCAGGAAAATACTATTCTTCTCCTCCAAAAATTGTAATTGTAGACAATTTAGGAAAAGGAGCGTTTGCTGAGTTTGAAGCAGTTCTAGATGCTAATGGTGGTATTGAAAGTTGTACTAAAATTAGTGGAGGACGTTTCTATACTAGAGGATACATTAATGTCAGTGTAACTCCTGCTGGTAGATCAGCTACTGCTACATGTAAGATCAAAGAATGGACTTATGATCGTTATCAATTGAATAAGAATCAATTGGATAGTGACAATGGTACTTTCTTCCCAAGCTACAATAATCTTCGTGGTTATGGTTATGGTTATGTTGCCAATCCTATTTCGGTAAGAACTAGAGCATATCCAGATGCTTCTTTCTATGGTCAAAATGCCCAGGAATTCCCAAATACTCCACTAAGACATTCTCCGATCATCGGATTTGCTTACGATGGCAATCCAATCTACGGACCATATGGATATACCGATCCATTGGGAACTGTTACTTTCCTATCTGACGTTAGTAGGATGCGTAGTGGATATCAACTAAAAGCAAATAGAGTTGGTGGTCCAGATACAGATTTGTTCCCTATGGGAACATTTATTGAAGATTATGAGTGGGTTCCAAGTGTCAACTCAGGCAAAACTGAATTGGATCAAAATAATGGCAGATTCTGTGTAACCCCAGAATATCCAGAAGGAACGTATGCTTACTTTGTAACCGTTTCTGATTCTGGTTTAACTCAAACACCAGAGTTCCCATACATCATTGGTGACAATTTCTACTCTCTACCAGTAGATTCCAATTACAACTCCCCAATATCACAGAGTGATTTGCCAGTTGGAGTAAAATCTGTCAGAAGTTCTTTGTCTGAGACAAATGGAGTCGGATTTGTTGGTAGTGTTGATAGTATTAGACGAGGAAATATTACATCCTCTATGGTTGAAGAATCTAGAGAATATCATTCTCCTGGTTGTGATGTTGTTATTGATGAGACTGGTACAGGTGGAGAACTGGCAATAGCAAAGGTTAATGAAGTTTCTGGTCGTTCTGTGGTATCGCTAGAGTCTACAGAAACTCCTGCCACTTATATCAAGATTTTAGAAACTGCTTATTTGTTTGCTGGTGATAGAATCACCATGTTTGAGGATGGGGTACAAATAGCTGATGGTGAATTAATTGGTGACGTAATCAATGATACTACTTTAGTAGTAAGAAATGTTGGCGGAAAATTTAAAACTAATCTAACTTTCGACTCAGAAACATTAGTATTAAACTTATTCCTTGATAGAGATTCGACTTTCACTCAGGGATCAACACTCACATTGACTAATGATGACGATGATGTCATCGCTAGTGGAATAATTTTAGAATCAACCAGCAGACAAAACTCTGTTAAAGTGAAAGTAGAGACTGGAGCGTTTTCTACTATCCAAGGGTATTATCTACGTAGTACCAACTTAAGTGATACTAACAGATCTGAAATTATTTCACTACAGTCATTAAGTACTGGATTAACGATATTTGAAATCAATGACAATATTGCTATTGTAGAAACTGCCGATAATCATGGATTGTCAATAGGTGATAAAGCAACTGTAAATGTCATTCCAGACGACGATGATAGCACCACGACATATTATGTGAGAAAGAGATTATATCAATCTGCTACTACAGTACAACCAACTCATACATCGGAAATTACTGATGTTGGAATTGGGAGTGGTGATATTATTAATAGTGGTGAACAATACACCGTTGGAACTTATGAAGATGTAGAACTAATTTTCCAAGATCAAACTCTAGTTAGAAATAACCTAGGTTATGTTGGTGCTCCATATAATGCTAGAGCAACCCTTGTCGTATCTTCTCCTTTCAATTTTTCAAATGCTGGAGTAACTGAAGCAATCGTAACTACAAAAGGATATGGATACAGAACGGGAGATATTCTCACTGTTTTGGATACATCTCTCTTAAGGACACCAGAAGCTACAAGTCCACAGAGATTTACTCTTAGAGTTGATTGGGTTGGTTTTGCTAAAGGAAACAGTGTTCTGTACTTATCAAACGTAACTAATATATCTCAAGATGATTATTTACAGATCGAAGAAGAAGTAGTACAGGTTTCTAGTGTTAATGTCACGGACAAAGCAGTTACTGTTACTAGAGCTGCTCAAGGCACAGTTGAGGCAAATCATTACAATACAACTGAAGTAACTCTAAAAGATGGTTTCTATAGATTTGATGATGGATTCAAACCATTTGGAGACGGTATTGGTAAACCAACATTATTAGAATATTCCACAGAAACTGGAGAAATTTTTGTAGGATTTGATTATTCGGCTCCAACTCCACAAAAACTATCTAATAGCAGTAGTTTCTTCGACTCTAGTGTTCCTGGCAAGCAAGTTACTTTCAGGACCGTAACAGATGCTGGTAATAGACTAGAGTTTTCCACAGACAATACAAGTTTTGATATTAACCCAATCATCGATATCCAAAAGTATTACCGATACACTTTTGATATCTCACACATCTCTATGGTTGGAACATACCTAGATTTTTCATCTAGTGCTAACTACAATGTATTCACAGAAGAAAAAACAACTAGTGGAATTGCTCCAGGAAATGCTGGGTCTTTTGTAAGCATTAAACTAGGATTTGGACCTGCTATTGCTGGTAATGATTATCAAGAGCAAGTACCAGTCAACTTCCAAAATTACTTCTATTTTATTAGAGCTGAAGATGTAGATACTAGTGGATCTTACTTAAGAATTGTTGATGATCCTTTGACTGGTGTAAAGGATGTTATTTACATCACCGACACAAGATTTGTATATAATCTTGACCAAATTCCTGCTTATGATGGAACTGGATCTATTTCTTACATAACCCCAGCTTCTAAAGCCGTTGGCAATATTGTTTCTCTATCTCTTATCAACTCTGGTGTAAATTATACTTCATTGCCAATTGTTCGTGGTGTCGAAGTAGATGTTGCTAACAGAGCAGATGTTGTACTGGATTACAATTCATCTGGAGGCAATATTTTAGGAGCTACCGTAGTAAATGGTGGTTCGAATTATTCCAAACCAATTGCCGTTGTTGACGGAGAAGGATCTGGTGCTGTCATTGAAGTTCTTTCGAAGTTTGGCGTTATTGATGGTCTTAATGTAATAGATGGTGGTAATTATACTTCTCCCCCATCAGTAAGAATTGTCGAGTCTGATTTGAAGGTATACTTTGGATCCAATAACATCGGATTACCTAAAGGGGTTTCTATTCAATCTCCAGGAAGTGGTTATCATGGTGATACATCACAAATTCCTAGTTATAAATCAGCAACATCTTTCTTACTGAAAGAAATTGATGGACCTTTCTATTCGGGTGAGGTAGTTGTACAACCCATTTCAGACCTGAAGCAATTTAATTATTCCACAGTACAAACTGTAACAGCGACTGTTGCCTCTTACAGAGAAGGAAGTAACTTGCTAAAAGTTACTGGCATCAAAGGAGTATTTAAAGAAGGTCAGCAAATCTTATCCAGAGATGGAAGACGTAGTGCCGTTTTAGTTGCTCAAATAACTACAGAGTATGATGTCGATTATAGACCTTATATCGACAATTTCGGATTCTTCAACTCCGATAGAGGAAAACTCAGTGAATCTACACAGAAACTCACTGACAGTTTCTTCTACCAAGATTATTCTTACATAATCAAATCCAAGTCTTCTATTGACATCTGGAGAGATTTAATCAAACAGACGGTCCACCCAGCTGGATTCAAGATGTTTGGCGAGATGGTTATTGATGCCACAGCATTGCCAGCAATTCCACAGCAGAAATTAGTATCATCTCACAATACTGTAATTGAAGCGAAGGTACAGGGGATTCGTTCTCTACTTCCTGAAGAATTCGAAGGTGCTCCAAGACAGAGAGTTGTAGTTTCCCAACAGAAATTACAAACCTTGATTGTAGAAGAAGGTAGAGGATCTGTATCTGTTGATACTTTTGATACATCAGAAACTCAATCGAATTATATTGAATTGTCTCCAGCATTTGATGGTAGATTCGATCCAGTAACTGGTCAATTGACAGGAACAACTACTTTTACTTTAATTGATAGAGTAAGGCAAGTTCCTGTTAATTTAAGAAAAGAAGAAGAGTTATTTGTAACTCTGGATGGTGTTTGGCAAGAACCAGGAGTTTCTTACACTGTCAGTGGAACTCAAATTGAATTTGCCAAGCCTCCTCTTGGTTATCGTCTTGTAGAGGGTCAAGATGTTGATCCTGTCAAGTTCTATGGCAGATCTATTAAATTTAAGAATAACGATCTATCTGCTAGATACGCTAAGAAAGTAAGAGATATTTCTCCAGAATTCGATGGAGTCAAATTTGAATTTGACTTGTACTGGGAAGATGGCACGATTGTAAAGTCTGACGAATATGAAAACTTTATTGTCACATTAAATGGTGTAGTACAAAAAGCTAGACAGAATGCTAGAGAACCATTCTCGAATGCTTATTACATTAGACGTAGTGAAGATGAGAATGTAACAGATGTAATTGTATTCTCCAAACCACCCATCGACAACGATGATTTGTATGATGAGGAAAGAATTCCAGAAATTCTTAAAAATTATGAGTTCTGTTCGATCATCACTGTTGGTAGTTATGAGAGACTAACTATTGACACGGAGATTTATGAATACAGAGGAGCTGGTCCATATCTTCTTTTAGATGAAATTACTAGAGATGTAAGAAAGGTTGATGATCCTTCCTATGCCTTGGTTTTCATCGACGGTGTATTACAAAGAGACATCGAGTCTTATCAGATTGTTGGACCAAACATTGAGTTTACTGAACCACTATCTTTCTATATTGATGAGACAGGAAGGAGAGTTACTCAAGATGTAAATGTAATTCTTGTTTATGGTCGTGATGTTCCAAGAACTCTAACTTTCTATGATTATGAAATTGCCCAGTTCCTAAACCTTATTGAGGTAACTTTAACTGGTACTGGAATTAATGCTGAGTTTGCTGCTGTTTACGAGACGATGACTCGTCTTGCTGGAGCAAAGTGGCACGTTGCTCAAGATGGAAAACCCATGGGCAACTTACTGGAAGCTGAGTTAGGTGGTGGTCCTGATACAGTTGTTCTGACATTAACTAATGAAAGAAACGTAGTTATTGATCCAGATCTACCATTATACTTCCAAGTAACATTTGCTTACGAGTATCTACCATCATATCAGTTCCCAATAAATGGAACGTACTCCATAGCATATAATTACAAAACTGATGATAATGGTGAAAGAATTGTTCAAAAGAGAACTGCTCCACAATTCTATGGATACAAGCAAGCAGAGGATGTCTGGAACAACAGAAATTCTTTGATCGGAAACTTAATTGAAGGAGATAGAATTCTAATTGACGGCGAACGTGATTTCAGAACAATCACTGGAACCACGATGGAAGCTAAGGTCAAGTCTTTCAATGACGGCGACCTTGTACAGAATAATCTATATTCTCAAATTGACGTAACTGATTACAATGGTTATACAGAAGGCGTTGGTCTTAGTATGACCGCTGCTGTTGACCAGTTTGGACAAGTAACATCTTTGAATGTTGCTGCTCTTGAGTGGAACCAAAGAGACCTTCTAATCTATCTAAATGGTGGTCCTCTCCTACAACCCACAGCATATGGTTACTATGAAACTCCAGTTATTCACTTTATTCCAGTAGATGGAAATGGTGGTGGAGCTGAAGCAGAAGTAATTGCCTATGGTGGTCAAATCCTTGATGTTGTATTGACCAAACAAGGTAGTGGATACACTCAACCTCCTAGAGTTGTTGTTGCTAGAAGGTATAAGAGAATTAAAGAGAATTCTCGTAAGATTGATAGTTTTACTTACCTAAGAGCTCAACCAAAACTCAACGTAAGAATCGAGCAACCAAATATTGTCACCGAAATTATTATTACTGGTGCTGGTGCTCAAAGTAAGTTCTTCTCTATTGCTTCTTTCGGTAGCTTTACTGGTACTGCTGATCCAAATACACCAGATAAGAGAAAGATCATCGAGCATGTTATGCCCGATCCTGACAAGAATCAGAAGCCTATTGAGCTTGAAATGATTCAGACTAGTGAGGATGATCTTAAGATTATTGGCAATCCTGATATTAATATCGAGTCCTTCAGCACTACTATTGATAAGCAGATCACTCTATTCAATGGTGGACTTACTTCTCACGTTACAGAGATTAATTTTGCTAAGCAATCTCAAATTGACGAAAAGGTTCATAGAGAAATTACTTCTCATATCCACATTGACTTCAAAGACATCATCAATAAGTATGATGTTAATAGAACCAGTGGTCTTGGAACATTCCTCGATGCTCCTGTTGATCTCGATGATACAATTTTACTTGTCGGTAACACATCTGGATTCCCTGATACTGCCGACAGATTACGTATTAATGGAGAGCTCTTCTTCTACCAGAAGAAGTTGCCTGATCGTTTCTTAAATGTAATTAGAGGTTATCAAGGATCTCCAATCCAGTCTCACAACGCTGGTGATCTAGTAGTTCATGAACAAGAGTACATCACTGCTATCAGTGCTGGTCTAACAGTAATTGAATCTTTCGTTGATGATATCCAGGCATTTGAAACTACAATTGAAAGTCATTCCGTTGTACAAGTACAGACTGGCAATGAAGAGGGCATCCAACCTCAGTTCCCATATGAGTATGATCACTATGAGTTATGGTTCCAGACTCAAAATACATCAGAAGAGAGTATCGGCACCACCCTACAACCAGATTCTCATATTACAGTAATTGCCGTTCCTCAGGCAGAAGTTGTTACTTCCTTCCACTTCACACAAACTGATGTAAGTACAGCTAGTGCTACTCAATATAAGGTATACCCAATTTACTCTAATGAAAATGCTAGGGTACGTCCTGATGTAGAAAAACAAATTAGGGAAGAGGTACAACTTGCCGTTGCTCCTAAGGTAAATCAGATTATTTCCGAGATTCCTGTTGCTATTCCTTCGGCATCTCTATCCACTAATATACTCACTCTAAGTCATCAGGAAACAAAGGCATTTACTCAACAGCAACTAGTCAGATCTGCTTCTATTACTCATAGTCAGATCGTTGAGAATATCAAGTCTACATTAGATCCACGTCATTCAACATCTGATGTTCTCATTCTCAATACTAAGCTAGTAGATGCTAAACCAGAGAACATCAGGGATTCTACAGTTGTTGTGGAAGCCTTCAACATGGTTTCTCACTCCACTGTTGAGTTGGATGTAAGCGGACTTGAAATCAAGTCTATACCTTCTATAGCTATTCTTGAGAATGAAGAGTATATTGAAGTTACTCAAGTCGATCAAATTAGTGTTAATGCTGGAGATCGTTTCTTAACTATTCTTCAGGCAACACTTGATGTTCCTGACCATGAGATGAAGTTTGCTACTTCTAAGATCATTGGTCGCCCAGTATATTATAAGCAACCCGCTATCCTCCGTGTTGAAGGACCAGTTGATGATAGTCATGATGTTAAGCACGTCCAAACTGTCACTACTGCTTCCATAGATATTAAGATAGCGTCTTCTTCCAAGTTGTCGCCAAACATGAACAGGCAAATTACCAATTCTCAGTCAATTACACGTAGAGTTTACTAATGGCATCATACCGTCACTATAGATCTGAATCTGTCGTAAGTTTAATTAGGGGAGATACAGACTCCAAGTCTGGAATGGAGATGCACGGCGTTGATAAAGATGCTGTTTATCATTACGAGAAATTCTACCCCTCTACACCAGTATTTGAAGTAACTGACCATTTTTTAGAAGCAATAGAACCTGGAGGATCTTCGCTTCCAATAAATGTCCATGGGAATATATCGCCCGTAGTAATTACTTCTTCGTGGGTTCCTAATTTAGACTTAGCAATTACGGAAAGAGATCAGATTCAGTCTGTTGCTGATGCTTTCAGTCCTCTATATCCATTTGTAGCATTCGAACCAGCACAAATATACCGTTCTATCTTAAAAGAAGATCTTAATATACAAGAGGTAGTTACCGTAGCTGGAACAGATGTAGTATTCAGAAATGAACAGAAACTACATCTTAAGATGTATCCCAACACTGTCATTGCTCAGGTTACTATACCCCGACATGCTTCTGCTGCTATAGAAACTGGCGATGCTTTCCATGATCAAACTACTTCCTTCGTAATTAAAAAGAAGAAAGGTGGTATTGATGGAGCAGAACGTATTATTAGAAGACAACTTCAAATTCTAATAAAAGAAGATCCTGCTAGGCAGTTCAAAGTTATTAATGGCACTACTACACCATATTATAGCTTTGCTGCTATAGAAACTGGTGATGCTTATTTCGAAGATTTTCGTTCTATTGTTAGACCGCCAGTGGTGTCTGATGCTGGAGCAGAACAAACACTTATTAAGATTTCGGTCGGGCATAACCTAACAATTGATACTGTATCCAGATATGAAAGTGGTCAGCAAATTGTAAGCAATGCTATATCGACATTAGAATTCGATTCTCGCGGTCAAATTGAGCAAAACACAACATTGCCGATTGATGTTCTATCTACGATCGATTTCTTAGACACTAAAGATTGTACGGTAGTTTCTTCATCCACAGATATTACTGTTGGTGCCAAATTTAATGAAGTCAAGGCAGAATCTTACAGCTTTGTTTCTATGCCAGAGGCATTCCGTGAGAAGTCACAAGTTGATTATGAATATCAGATAAACGTTGCTCCTAAGATTAAGCACGTACTACCTGATATTATGAATGTTGTCAATGATCTTGACACATTCTCCACAGTCTTATTGATGAAAGCACTTTCTGACGGAAGTGAAGAAACTACAGGTGGTGGAGGATCTTCGACAACATTCCCCTACAACAGAGGTACAGTAGACTATCAAATTGAGCGTTTTGTTCTGACTCAATATATTATCGAAAGAGGTGGAACAGTATTTGAACTAGATGAAGATTTTACGGAAGTAATTCTTAGGGATGGTCCGTACACTGTGAGAAACCTACCAGTGTATTCCCCAGACGGTCTGGAGAATTATCAGTTAGGAAATGCTGGGGTCACTTTAGAAGGGTTCGAAAATGTGATGTTCATTGATACTGGAATAAATGATTTTGGCAACACCTTCTTCGATTTTGAAAGAATGTACGGAGACCAAATCCGTATTGAAGATTTTGATACTTCAATTAGAGGTTTTTCTGCTGTTCTTATGGATGGCACGAGATTCAATATGGGTATTCCATCAATTCAAACCCCAGTTACAAAATCATCTGGGTCGTTGATTGGTGACACATTAACTGTACAATCTACAGTATATTTTGAAGACTCTGGAAAGTTGCTCTTTGCTCACGGAGATGGTACAATCTCTGTATATGATTATACAGGCAAGACAGAGACTGGATTTACGGGATTATCGCTCCATAGTGGATCGGGAACCGCTATCTCCGCTAATGATGAAATAATTCCCTTCCAAATCATATAAATATAAATAAATCAGACCAAATCGTTCTATAGAGAGTTTTTTCAATGGCTGCTATCATTTCAGATAAGTTTAGAATTTTCAATGCTTCCCAATTTCTAGAATCTATGGATGAAGCAGAAAATACTAACATGTATTTCTTCGTGGGTCGTCCCCAACGCTGGGACTCCTATCTAGAGATTTACCAACCCACCGCTGACTTCGTTGTGGGACAATTCGTTTACGTTGGTGGTACTGGACCATCCGCTGGTCAAGGCGCTACCTTCTTCGGACAGATCGAAGGCGTAACCGAAAATTCGCTACTCCTCTCCGCTATCGGACCTAACACTGCCGCTGCTCCTGCTGTCGGTTCCCTTGTTAAGGGTCATAACGGAACTGCTGACACTGGTGCTGAAGCACTATCTGGTGTTTACCGCTACGCTACTGAGGATGTACCTCCCGCTCCAATCGACAACCAAGCAGAAAAGTATGAAGTCTATGATGACCTCATCGCTGCCAAAAAGATCACCACTGACTATGCCCGTCAGGTCATTCGTCGTTACAACTGGAACCCATCGAACAACCCTGTGTTCGACATGTGGAAACCAGACTATTCCAAGACGACAACTGGTCAAACAGGCAAACCAACATCTACTGGCGAAGAATCAATCGCTGATGCTAAGTTCTACCTAGTCAATGGTCAATACGAAGTATTCAAGTGCCTCTACAATGGCGAAGACCAAGGTCTCGGTGCTGGTAACAATACCGTACAACTAGAGCCTACAACCAACCCTGGTTCTGGTGCTGGTTCCTATGATGCTGCCACTGGCATTTTCTGGGAGTATGATACTTCTACCAGCAGTGTTGTTGGTAGAGGATATAAGTGGAAGTACATGTACACCATTCCTACGAATGATGTTATCCGCTTCTATTCTACTGACTTCATGCCTATTGCCCTCAAGCCTGTCCTTGATGGTGGTGGTAATGTTGTTGGTGGTAATGCTACTCGCCACGCCACTGAGCAACTAGCAGCTGCTAACCCCAACGCTATTGACGTTGTTTATATTGAGTCGAATGGTACTAACCTACCTAATGGTCTCTACTATGCTCCAATCATCGGTGACGGTAGTGATGGTATTGTTGAAATCGATATCTCTGGTGGTACTATCCAAACCGCTAATGTAATCGTCCGTGGTACTGGATACACCTATGGTAGTGTTCATCTCAAGACTGGTATCGACCAAGCTGATGCTGGTTGGACTGGTGCTCCTTACGGTCTCTATGGTGACGGAACTGCCAAGACTCCTGCTGACCATTCTGCCCTAGGTACTGGTGCTATCACCAAGGCAACCGTTGGTGCTACTGCCACTGGTGCTATTGAAGTTATCCTTCCTCCTCAAGGTGGTCACGGTGCTAACTTCGAAGAAGAGCTTAACGCTAAGCGTGTTATGACCAACATTCGCCTTGAGTACGCTGAAGGCGACGGCGACTTCCCTGTTGATAACGACTTCCGTCGTATCGGTATTATCCGTGATCCTTTCGCTTACGGTACTACCAACAGAACAACCGCCAGCAACCTCAATGGTCTATTCGCTCTCAAGCTTGACAACGTAACCGCTGATTATCAAGTTGACGAGTTGATTACTCAGACTCTGCCTACTGGTGGCGAAGCTAGAGGCACCGTTGTTTCCTGGAAACTCGACGCTTCTTCCCCAACTCCTACCGCTGGCACTCCTGGATCTGGTGTTCTCAAGTACATGCAGACTCCTGCTCTTCACCAAGATGATGGTGTTGTAAGAGCATTCATTGCTGACGCTGGTCAGGCAATCTCTGGTGAGTATTCTCTTGCTACAGGTGCTGTAACCGTTGGTGACAACTCTTCCCCTGCTGGATCGGGTATCACCTTCAACAACGGTCTTGCCACCCCTGAAATCGAGAACAACTCTGGTGAGGTTATCTACGTTGAGAACCGTCGTCTCATCACCCGTGCTGAAGACCAGATTGAAGATATCAAACTCGTAATCGAGTTCTGATTCAACTTTTACTCCGCTAAATACTTCAACGATAATTAAAGTATTTGGCGGAGTAACGATGCCACAGAAGACTAATCTTAATGTAGCACCTTATTATGATGATTTTGATGCTGGAAAGAATTTCTATAAAGTTCTCTTCAGACCAGGATATTCTATTCAAACGAGGGAGTTAACCTCCCTCCAGTCTATCCTTCAGAATCAGATTGAGAATTATGGCAAGTTTCTCTTCAAGCAAGGGCAGCAAGTCATCCCAGGTGGTGTTAATTTAAACACCAAACTGGATTATGTTAAGTTATCTTCTGTGTCAGAAGTAGCCGTAAACGAGAACGGCAGAATCGTATATAAGAAATACGACATCAAGCAACTCGTTGGTACTACGGTTAGAGGTATTAACTCAGGTGTCATCGCCAAGATTCTTCAGACTGATTATGGGTCTGATATTCAGTCTGACACACTATTCGTAAAATACGAAAATAGTGGCGATGCTAATAACGAAACTAATTTCCGCCAAGGCGAGACATTAGAAGTTGTAGATGGAGTTAATACACCATTACTGGTTGTTGGAACGGACGGTAGTGCTCTACCTACAAGTATTAACGTAACAGATCCCATCTCTGGAAACACTAGCACTCTCTCTAGTCCAGCGATGGGATTTTCCACTGCGGTTGACGTAGAAGAAGGTGTATACTTTGTCAACGGTTTCTTTGTTAAAAATTCTAAGCAACTATTAGTTGTTGACAAATATTACGATAAAGCATCGGCAAAAGTTGGATTCAGCGTAGAAGAAGAAATTGTCACTGCCCAAGACGATGTTTCTCTATACGATAATGCAAAGGGATATTCGAATGCTTCTGCCCCTGGAGCAAATCGTCTAGCAATTAATTTAACACTATCTTCTTTTGGATATTCTTCTGATACTGACAGAAACTTTATTGAACTACTTAAGATTAAAGAAGGCGTAGTAGAGAAGAAAGTAAAACCAGCTGACTATAGTCTTCTAGAAGAAACATTAGCAAGAAGAACTTACGATGAGTCTGGTGATTATGTTGTAAATGACTTTGATTTTTCTGTTAGAGAATTTTACCAGACAAATAATAACAATGGTGTCTATCAGTTAAGTCAAGAAACTGGTTTGGTAAATGGATACTCCACTTTCGAAGCAGACGGTAAAATGGTTCTTTCCGTCAGTTCTGGAAAGGCATATGTAAAAGGATATGAAATTGTCAATAAAGAGACTAAAGATCTAGAAGTTGAAAAGGGAAGAGATACTCTCACCAGAGATAATATTACTATCAAGTCTGGTGGTCTACCAGAATTTAGCATTACTAATGTTTTCAACTCCGTACCTCTCAATACAGTTGGTGATGTAATCACTGGATATCCAACAGTAACTTTGAATGGAGTCTTTAACGATGGTACAGTTGGCACCAATGGTTTAGGAACACAAACTCAGAAAACTTCTGTCAACAGAAGATCTGAGACCTTTACTGTAGCACAAGGTATTAAGACAATCTATGTTAAGGTAGAAGGTGTATTCCCATCTACCCTTTCAGAAATTCCAGACAGAATTTATTTTGTCACTGAAAGAGGCAATAGCACAGTTGATGGCAAATTTGCTGATGTTTTGTCTAAGAGTATTGTAAGTCGTGTACAAGTAGACCCAAGTACAGATGCTCAATTCTTAGAGTTAACTATTGTTGGAGACAGAGCTATTCTAGACGAATACTTAGTCGAGTATGATCTAGGTCCAGCAGATAGATTGAGATTTATCTATTCAACACAAGGAACCATGGAGACAGAAAGTGCTCCCTATGGAACCATTGTTGATTATAACGAAAGTATTACCCCAGTTATTGGACTAGCAAAACCAAAGAACTTCAGACTCATTAACAGAGGTGCTGGATTTAATCAGGATACTGACATCGTTCTTTCTAGAGGAAGAGTTGGAAATACTCAACCATATAATGCTACCTTTGGTTTCTCGTACTTCAATCCAACCTTCTTCACTCGTCTCTTGTTAGAAGCTCCTATTGGAAACGGAACTTTCTCTACAGGAAAGTATGTTTATGGTAAGGACAGTAAGGCATACGGTGTTATCGAAAATGATGCTACTGCCAATTTTACGTCTAAGAAAAAGTTATTTGTAACTACTCTTTATGGAGAATTTATTCCAGGCGAAACTATTTTAGACGAAGATAATAACACTAATAGAATTGCTAAGAATAATACAATTTCACACTTTATTGTGACCAACCGAGGTGGTGGATATACCACTGGTGTCAGTATGGTTATCAATGGAGTTACCTATGATCAGTCCAAGATTTCTATGGAAACCTATGGTTCTGAAATTACAGGCGGTGCTTTTGTATACTCAGCTGGTATCAAAGATAATAAGTTACGTAATCTAGAGTTTTTCAATCCCCCAGTTATTTCTACTAACGAAGATAGCAATACAGATGTAAATCCTGCTACTATCGTACCTGTCCTTTATAGAGATACTGTATTTACATACGTTCCACAAAATGTAAAGTCTTTCGGATCTACTTACAACAACTATAAATTCTCTGCTGACATTGATGTATCTTCTAGTCAATATGCTACCTTTGATCAAGTAAGCGCATTTACTTTCTTTGGTTATAAGGGAAGAAAATATGTTGAATGTAATGGATTTGGTGCCGACCTATCTGGTTTCTTGGTACAAGGTGACATCGTTCAGTTTAGTGGAGAAAATAATGAAACTATTAAAGCTGTTGTACAATATGTAACCGATACACAGGGTATTGAAAAACCAAGAATCTATCTAGATGTTTCCCTACCACAAAATGTTGTTAATGCCACTGTAATCAGACTACGCCCTAGACTTAATAATGCTACAGCAACACTCGTCTTCCCAACTGGAAGTAAGCAAGTTGCTTCTGTTATTAATGACGAGTCTGATACTAAGTTTAAGTATTACATCAGAAAAGATTTTGTTACTGAACTATCTTCTCCTGGTTCTGGTTTAACCTTTACTGCCCAATTGCCAGTCGGAACTCAAAGATTTGTAGGATTTGATGAGAAGAATTTTGTTATTACTATTTTGGATAAAGGATCTTCTCCTCTTGTCGAGAATGGAGATATTGTTTTTATTGACTCCAAATACATCGATATCTCAGAATCTATTGTTACCGCTAGTACAGTAACTGCTGGTGCTTTAAGAATAAAAGATCTTCCAGCATCTTATTTTGGAGTTATTCCTGATGGTGGCACATATCCAACTCTAAAACTTACTGCTACTGTAGAAATTGGTAGAGCTAGACCAAGACTCAAGACTGCTATTAAAGACAAGAGAGTTATTGTTATTTCTTCTGGCGATAGAGTAATTCCTATTAGAGGTCAAGATTATGATTCCGATGCTATCGAAACATTCTCTTATTCCGATGTATACAAACTTAAGAAAGTATACGAAGGAACTTCAACCAACCCACCAGCAATTGATAAGTCTGGCAACCTAGTTAGTGGTACTGATATCACTTACAAATTCAACTTTGATGATGGTCAGCGTGACACATATTATGATGTATCTAGAATTATCCTCAAACCAGGAGTAGATGCTCCCACTGGTCAGATTGTTGTTGTCTTCGATTACTTTGACCACTCTACTGGAGATTTCTGTACGGTAGATTCCTACACACATGAAGCTGGAGTTCCATCCAATGAAATTCCATTATTTAACTCCGATATAAGCGGTGTTGTTCCTCTCAGGGATTGTATTGATTTCAGACCAAAAGTAGATAAGAATACATCTATTACAGGATTCCAAGATGAGTCTGTAGTTTCCAAATATGATTCTACTGATTACATTAGTTTTGTTGGTGAGGGTGGTGTAGCAGCAGCAACTCCATCTCCAGTGAAAGATTCTGCTAATATTTCTTACACAATGACATTTAGTGAGAAGCAGTATCTTGATCGTATTGATGGACTATTCTTGACTAAGAAAGGAGACTTTACCATCAAGAAAGGTAACTCTTCTTTGAATCCAGCAAAACCAGAACCCATCGAAGATGCTGTAGCTCTTTGCTATCTACACATCCCTGCTTATACAAATAGCAGCAGAGACGTTAGAGTTGTTCCTGTGGATAACAAGCGTTATACCATGAAGGATATCGGCAAACTAGAGAAGCGTATTGAGCGTCTTGAGTATTACACCACGCTAAGCATCCTAGAGCAGCAAACTCAAAACATGCAAGTCAAGGATGATCTTGGTTTGGAAAAAACCAAGAGTGGTTTCTTAGTTGATAATTTCGAATCTCATGGTACTGGCAATCTTAAGTCTATTGACTATAAGTGTGCTATCGATACACAACAGTCAGTTCTAAGAGCACAAACTAAAGAAGATAGTCTCAGACTGGTAGAAGTTAATACTAGAGAGGACCAGAGACAAGCAGATGGATATGTTATCAACGATAATGTTATTACTCTCCCATTCACAGAAGTTGAGTTGCTTGGCAACAAGAACGCCACAACTACTATCAATCCAAATCCATTTGTTGTAATTCAATATGTTGGAGATTCTCATATTAGTCCCCAACACGATTCTTGGTATGACCAGTCTTCAATTCCGCTAGTATCAGATTCCAATACAAAAATTAATTCTATTTTCTTGGCAAAAGAGGGTAATGTAAACGATGCTTACTCTAGCGTCTACAACTCTTTCATCGTAAATTGGATTGGAACAGATCAAGCTTTTGGAAACATCGAATCTTTCTCCAATATCAATAGTGAAGACATCGAATCTACTGTTACGGCAGCAAAGATTTCTAGCTCTTCAAATGTAAGTCCTCAGAATAATGAGATTGGAAAAGGTATTGCTACTAAGAATGTTGGTGGTAAGACTGTCGCCAGTTCTCTAACATTCTTTGCTAGATCTATTCCAATTGAGTTTACTGTCAATAGACTGAAACCAAACACTAAAGTGTATGTCTTTATGGAAGGTAAAGACGTTGGTGCCTGGTGTGCCCCTGACAGTCGTTTTACTGGAATTGCTGGAAATAGTGTAGGAACCTTCGGAGCGCCTCTTGTAACCGATTCTAACGGCAATCTGAGTGGCATTTTACTCGTACCAGCTGGAGCTCCACCAGTTTCTAATGCTGTTTGGACAGGAAACGTTGATACTGTGAACTACAATGAGGGAGCAGAAGAACTTAGAATCACAACAGGTGAAAAAACCATCAGATTTACTTCTGATTCTGGTAACGGAGATAAGTCCGAAGTTGTCACATATGCTGAAGTTAAATTCTATGCTATGGGATCTACTCCTAGTAATCCACCTAGCATTATTTCAACAGCAGTGTCTCACTTCAAGGCAAATGAAGGTGTACAATTAACTGAGAGCAATACTGATAATCCAATCAAACCAAATCCACTTGCTCAGACCTTCAAGATTGAAAACTTTAATCAAGGTGTGATGGTTACTGGTGTCGATCTCTTCTTCAAGAAAAAGAGTGATACTATTCCTTTGAGAGCATACTTAACAGATGTTTCTCTAGGAAAACCAGGAAAGAATATTGTTCCTGGCACAGAAGTCTCCCTAAATCCAGAAACATATTTGAGAGTATATGTTACTGGAGAACTTGATACTGTCAGTATTGAAAAGGGCGAGTTTGTTACTGGAGTTATGTCAAATGCTTCTGGTCCTATTTCCAAGATATATGATGGAAGTAATGTTAGAGTAGGAGATGACGCCAGCACTATATTCCAGTTGACTAAGGATCAAGTTTATACTTTGGTTCTAGACAACCACAACGGCAATTCCTTTATGCCTAATGAACTTCTACAAGTTCCTTCTCTATCTGCTTACAATAAAGCAAATAACACGACGTTAGGTCTATCTATTGCTAAAGATTCTGGAAGAGTTTCTAAACTAAATGTTGTATCTACTGGAGATGGATATGAGTCCGCTTCTATTGTTGTAGAAAGTCCCCAGTTACCTGGAGGGTCTACTGCTACTGCTAGCATCTTTGTTTCTGGCGGAAAAGTATACAACTCCGAGGTATTCCTCTCTGGTCGTGGTTATACAGAACCACCATCTGTTGTTATTAAGGGAGTTGGTGCTGGTGCTGCTGGAGCTTCTATCAGTGCTGAAATCACAAAAGATACTCCAGCAGTAATAATGGGTATTGCTATTGATAATGCTGATTCAGTTGAATCCACTACTCCAACTAGATTTGCTTTCAAGCATCCAGTTTATTTGTCTAACAATACTGAGTATGCTCTAGCTATCGAGACAGATTCCTTAGATTATGAAATCTGGTCTTCTAAACTCGGAGAAACTGAGATTGCCACCAGCAATCAAGTTACAACACAATCTGCTCTCGGATCGGTTTATAAATCACAAAATACTGATAACTGGACAGAAGATTTATTTGAAGATATTAAGTTCACCTTATATCGTGCTCAGTTTGATATCACATCACCAGCAGAGTTTGAACTAACTGTAGATTCTTTAGGATACGAACTACTACCATCAGCACCATTCGAAACTAGTGTAAGATCTCAATCAAACGCTACATCTTCTCTGTTTAAGAACAACAATTCTATTGTCAAAGTTTATCACAGAGATAATGGTTTTGAAGATAGCGGCAAGTCTTATGTTTTCTATGGCGAAACCCAAGATGTTGGCGGCATTTCTAGTTCTACTTTAAATGGAAGATTGTTCCAGGTTTCTAACGCTGGCATCGATAGTTATAATATCATTTCACCAAGTGTTGCTGGATCTAGTGTACTAGGTGGCGGTGATAATGTAATTGCCAGCTATAATAGAAAGTATGAAAAACTCTATGCTCAAATTCCTTACTTGGAGGTAGATGGAACTAAGTTAGAGACATTTGTTTCTACGACTAATATCATTCCTGTAGATTCAGGTGCTACAGAATTTAAGACTTATGATAAGACTACGTATGAAAGAACCTTCTTGAATGAAGAACATTACTTCATCAACCAGAAGGTAATTGCTTCTGACATCAATGCCGTATTGAATGATGTACCAAATACATTGACATACAAGATGATGATGTCAACTACTGATTCTGCCCTGTCTCCAGTAATTGATTTGAGAACAGCTTCGGTTAAGACTGCTTCGAACAGAGTAGAAAATGCTACTGGTTATGAGGATAGATATGGAAAGAGAAATCAAATTCTTTCTTTCCTACCAATCTATGATTTAAATCTTTCTGTAAATGGAGATAACCAAGCTCAGGTTACTAAGGGCGTGACTCTCGTAGGATCAACTTCAAACGCCCAAGGATTCGTCAAAGAAGTTGAAGTTGGTAAATTTACAATTGACTTGATAACAGAAACTGAGTTTGTCAAAAACGAATACCTTGATGTTATCGATGCTCAAGGTAATGGTATCAGCAATGTTGTTGTCCAGGTTCTCGGTATCACCAGAATTCCAATTGGATTTGACAAAGATACAAACTTAGTAGCATACAATCCTAATGATCTAGATGTTTCTTACGATAACAAAATCAATGGAAATGTTGTTCTTTGGGATCCAGAAGAGCAGGTTCTAGTTGTTGAAAATTGCTACCAACCAATCAATGACGATTACGTTGGAACTACAGCAGAACTAGATTTAAGTAGAGCTCTAGAGTCAGCAAATCAGGTACAAGATATCTTTAGACAAGGTGATGTAGTAAAAACTACAAATTCTGTTGACGATCCTTTGTTTGTAGAAGTTGCTTCTGTATCATACACTCCTGGTGTTGATTATATTCCAGAAACTGATTCTTCTAACAGTTCTTCGGTTGCTAAGTATGTAACTAAAGAAATTGCTATCAATAATCCTGGTACTGCTATCACCGTTAAGATGACAGCAAATGCTACAGATTTTGATAACATCAAACTTTATTACAAGATTAAGTCTGCTTCCAGTTCCATTAGTCTAGCTGACACGAGTTGGGTTCCATTCAATGGTGATGGAAGTCCTAATATTCCTATTCTAGCAACTCCAGCAAACTCTATCTCTGGGCAATTTGAAAAGCAGGAAGACTACCAAGAACTTTCTTATGACGCTAAAGATTTGATCGACTTCACGTCATTCTCAATCAAGATCGTCATGAAGACTGATAATCCTGCTTATGTTCCCAAGATTCAAGATCTACGAGCAATCGCTACATTCTGATGAAATATCTAAAAGTTGAGGGTCACGACAATCTGGTTCGTGACACAGAGACTGGGGCAATCATAAACACAGAGAAGCCTTCCGCCAAGAGTTTTTCCCAGACTTTTGGCAATGCAATTAACGACATAAATACTTTGAAGGAAGAAATATCTGAAATCAAACAACTCCTAAAAGAGATAGTAAGAAATGGCAGTTCTTAGATCCGTTGCAAAATCTGACACGCTTGAAAGGCAAAGGCAGGTTATTAATCTAATTGGTTTAGATTTATATAATACTACCGCTGGAGACAGTGACCTTGCGGCTGGCAATATCAAATTAGGAGATGGAACAGCATCCGCCCCATCGCTGGCATTTACTGGTCAAGAAAGTTTAGGTTTATATAGACCACAATCTGATTTAGTCAGATGGGTTGGATCTACTGGAGATTTGCTTGATATCGGAGAGCAAATAAAATTTTATAAAAACGCTTTTGCTATTCAGAAAGCAGTTTTCAATGAGGGATTAGTAGTCCTAAACGCTGGTACTAATTATGACGAAGGAACTTATACAGCGGTTCCGTTGATTGGTGGTACAGGTGTTGAAGCTACTGTTGATTTAACGGTCACTGGTATTATCGGATCAGTAACTACCGTTGGATCTGGATATGATTCTGGTACATATACAAATGTTCCTGTACAGACGGATGGTAGTGGTACAGGAGCACTTGCTAATTTTGATGTTGCTGGTATTGAAGGAACTATTACCAACGCTGGTAGTGGGTATGACCAAGGATACTATGAAGACATTGCTCTAACTAATATTTCTGGTTCTGGAACAGGTGCTACAGCACTTATTTCTGTTGATGAATCAAATACTGTTAATGACGTAATCATTTCTGATTCTGGATCTGGATATGCTCAAGGAGATGTTCTTTCTGCCGCGGCAGCAGATATAGGAGGTGGTGCTGGTTTTGAATTCACTATCACTAACGTACCAGGAACAGTCAATAACTTTACCGTAGTTGACGGTGGAAGTGGGTATGCTGCTGGAAATAATCTCACTTTAGGATCTACTGTTGATGTAGAAATTGATCTGGTTGCTGACGTATCAGAATATACTCTAGACGATGTATCCTTTATTGCAGATGGTGCTAACGTAAGCGTAGTATCTGGTTCTGGAGCGTTGCCATCAACTTTTGTTGGTGTTAATTACGATCTCAATTTAATTACATTTGACTTCCCACCAACAGCTAGCGGTCTTTCTGTAGTAAGATTTGATAAAGCACAGTATTTAAGAAGTGCCAATGGTTCTGGATTTGAATTTGATATTTCAGATGTAGGTCAAGTTACTGGTTTCGATGTAAATGTTGGTGGTAGTAGTTACGAAATTGGCGATCAATTTGGGGTTGATCCTTTATTACTGACACAACCCATTGAACGTATAGTAACAAGTCAACAAGAGCAAGAACTAACATTTACATCAAATCCATCTGCTGGATCGATTTCAATTGGATCTACTCTTAGCGATCCTTCGCCTGCTCCAGGTACACTCAACTTTTTAGTTACAGATGTTGAAACTATTGGAAGTTCTATCACCAGAATTAGGGGTATTGCTCAAGATGATCGATCTGGCGATGTTATTCCAGGTCTCCCCTTAAGTGGAAATGAAGTTGCAACAGTAGAAGTTAGAGATATTATTTTTATCGATGGCGTTAGACAACCCGATTTAATTCATTATGTAGGAGATACTTACAGATACAATGTTACCGAACTTTCTGGTTATTATGTATCACAAACTGTTGATGGCATTCATACTCTATATGAAAACGTATCTATTTCAACTACTTCTGGAGTAGATACAGTAGATGTTAGCACAAGTATCGGCACTTTTTATAAAGGAATGGTTCTAACGGGAGCATTTGCTACCTCATCCTTTCCTTCGGGAGTTGTAGTTAGTGATGTTGTCGTTTCTGGTGCTACAACCACATTAACACTTTCCAGTGCTGCCTCAACTACAGGAACTGGTGATGTTACATTTTCTGGTGCTGAGTATACTGTAGGCAAAATTACAGAGGTTATTGGAGATCAAACATATTGTACTATAACCATCACTTCTGATACAGATTCTCCTTTATATTACTATAACGCTGCTTCCCCCGAAGGAGGTATTTCTTTATCAAGTGGACCAGCAGTAATTACTAAAAATGCCAACAATCCAAAAACATTTGGATCTGGATTTTTACTAGAAGCTACCGATATTCAGCAAAATAATCTCCTTGCTATTAATAGCGTTTCTGGCGTTGTAACTATCACAGACCTTGCTGGTTCTACTGGTAATATTGGCGATTTAACCACAAATAATATAACAGGTGGTACTGGAGCATTATCAACTAGCTTAGATGTTCCTGTTATTACACACGATACTTCTATTACTGTAACGTCCCCACAAACAAAAATTAATGGAGATGTTAAGTTTGGCACAGATCAAGTAACATTTACTACTGCCACAAATGTTCTTGAGACTACTGGTCAAATTAAAGCAACTTCTTTAATAGTAGATAATATTGTCAACATTGACGACAATTCGGTTTTTGCTTCGGGCGAAGGTAATGATTTAGAGATCGGGGCTAATGGTACTGGTAGAATTGTAAAAACTAATGGCACCACTGCTTTCGCTGTACCAGCAGGAACAACTGGAGAAAGACCGCCTGCTAATGTCGCTATTGATGGATGTATTAGATATAATACAGAAACCTACCAATATGAAGGTTATAATTCTGATGTCAGTTCGTGGACATCGTTGGGCGGTGTAAGAGACGTTGATGGAAACACAAAAATTACTGCCGAACTAGATGTAAACGTAAATGATAACATCCTAAGATTCTATAATGATGGTCCAATATCGGCAAAGCTATCCACAGAGTATCTAGAATTTGCTGCTGTAAATAAGATTCGTTCTATTGATCCGACTATTCCAGCGTACGAAGAGTGGCAACCAAACACTTTTGTGACAGATGGAACTTATCTGAAGTATAGAAATAACTTGTACTTGGTAGTTGGTGGAGATGGAACAACAGATTCGTTATCAAATGCTCCTGTCGATACAACTGGAAATGCTTTTAGTCATGGGAATACTCAACTACAATTTATCGTAGTTGCTGTTAGAGATTTGGTTTTCACCGAATGTTTATCCGTTCAACTTGGACCTAACAACGATTGTCCTCTGGTTGTTTCCAACGAAACCAAGATTCTAGATAATAATATTTCATCGATTTCCAAAGATCTTTATATTACTCCAGCAGCAGATAAAAAGGTTGTTGTCTCTGCCCCCACATCTTTAGTAATTCCTGCTGGAGCTTCTGGAGATAGAGGAATTCCAGCACAAGGTTCTATTAGATATAACACAACCATTACTCAGTTTGAAGGTTATAACGGAGCATCTTGGTCTTCTCTAGGTGGTGTTAGAGACGTTGATGGCGATACTTATATTGCCCCAGAGTTAACTCCTGGCGGAGACCAAGATACGCTGTATTTTGTAAACCAAGATAAGAGTACACTAGAAATTACAACAACAGCATTTAATTTTGGTGAAGTTGATACAATTCAATCAAGTGTTACTAATGAATTGAATGTTACTGTGAAGAAAGTAACATTTGGTGATGCTATCGATACATCACTAGATCATAATGACAATGGTTTGTTCACGGATAGGGTCTACTTATCGACAACTAAAGCAAACTTAGAACTTGGCGTTTCTGCTGGTTTAACTAATCGCCCGATGTTCCGTATTACGGAAACTGGCGAATTCCAATCAAATGCCTATGCTTTACTTGCCGATCTCCCATACTGGGCAACCTTTACCGACAACATTGGATCTCAACTAAACCAAAGAGATTATGGATTTAAATCACAAAGAATTGAGTTAGTCCGAGGAACAAACGACACCTTCAACGTAGTCTTATATGATAACCAATTGGTTGATAGTTGTACTTTAGAAATTCAAGCGTATGGAAGAGATGGCACTCTACTAGCAGAGAAAGAATATATTCAATATGTAATTACAGATAACAGAGCAGATATTCTATATAATGAGATTAGCTCTTTACAGACTGGTCCAAATCTAGTTAAAGATATTATTTTTGAATATGAGACTCCAAATCTTGCTGGAGATACTCTAGGTAATGTTAGAGTTAGGGGAACGTTGGATGATGCTATCCCTAATGGTGATGCTGTTAGATTTGTTTTCATCATCAGATCTATTAACAACGTCGCCCTCATTTAATAGGAGAACACAACAATGCCAACTACAAATTTAAAAGAGTTCGATTCGGTAGGTGGATTTTCAGTAAGTCAGACAACTCTTGTTGATAATGATAGAAATGTAAAAAATGTAAACTCGCTTAATCTGACATCTGATATTCCCAATACAACGAGAACGGAATATATTGTGACAACACAGAATGATGGATTTCTATCTTTCCAAGATGGATCTAGAATTCTACTGCCATCAAAATCAATTAACTTTATCACGTCACATATTATTGGATTAAACACTGCTGGAACTGGAGCACAGTTATCTGTAAAACTTGAGAGTACAGTAACATGTGACAATGCTGGATCCGTAACACACCTCTCATCTTTAGAAACTATAATCAAAGATTCTATCCCAGAAGGAGAGCTTTGGACAGTATCTCCATACGATGCTGGATCAGCAAATGCTTGGTCTTGTCAGACAACGAAAACTGGGTTGTCAACTGTTAGGTGGTTTGGATACGTGAATGTTGTTAGCGGTAAATGGGTTTGATATCTTCCTAAATACTTTGAGGAAATAAGATATTTACGGAATACGAGATGAGCTTCCAGTTTAATTCTGATAAAGAGACTATCAAAGGCGTAACACCGTCAATAATTGGCACCACCCAATTTGTCATTCAATCTGGAAGTGGGTCTAACCAGAGGGAAATTTTTAGGGCATTGAATAACGATGCCAATCAAACTAGAATTGGTGTTAATAGGACTGGAAGAAAGATTGATAAGATTGAGATTATCAATCCAGGATTTGGGTTTACAACAGAACCTGTTGTTTATATTGATCCGCCCGATCAGACAGATGGTCTACAAGCAGAAGCTTCTGCTACTATTCAAGATGGTATTCTTATTGATATCGCCGTAACTGAAGTTGGTGACGGATATACTTTTCCACCTATTGTATACGTTCAAGGTGGTGGTGGATCCAATGCTCAAATTGAAGCAACTATTGATAGTATTGATTACGAACTTGATATCAACGGTGCTATCAGAACTTCTACATCTATTATTTCCGATTCAGCGAGAGTTTCAAACTTAGTTGTTGATAACTTTGCTACTCCAGATACAAAATTTAGAGCACCCCACTTAAAGAATTATCTAAATGGTGGTGGAACCGAATGGTCATCCGTTCCTGTTCTTCTTCAAGTAGGAGAGTACAGGTGGTATGGTTTCAATTTGTATCAAGTAACTGAAGCAGGAATTACTGGTACAGTTCCACCAACACATAGTGATGGAGAACAATACAATGGAGAGGCTTTATTTAAGCATGTTGGTTTTAGGGTAAATGACCCAACAGAAAAGTTCTATAACGAATTACCAGCTAGTGGTTTATTCCCACGCTCTATCACTCCTGCTCTTGGTGATAGATCAGACAAAGTAGCAACTACAGAATACGTCCTCAACCTAGCAACGAATGACGTTGGTGGTCGTATCTATGTTTCAGAACAGATTGGTGATGACCTAAACAATGGTCGTTCTGCTGCTCAACCAGTACGTACAATTAAGAGAGCAGCACAACTTGCTTGGGAAACTCCTGGTGTTAAAGAAACTATCATTGTTTCTGGTGGTGACTATAAAGAAGACAACCCCATTTCTCTACCACCAGACGCTTCCGTTGTTGGTGATAACTTACGACTCGTAATTATTAGACCAAAAAATCCTGGTAAGCACATCTTTAAGTTTGGTGATAAGAACTATGTTATTGGTGTTACTTACAGAGATAAGTTAGACGTTAATGGTCAACCAGAGTCTACCTGGGACTTTGCTATGGTCTTTGATGACAAGCAAAGAATTACATATGATGCTAGTATCAATGGAGATTTTGGACTTAACTTCCCAGTAGGACATCAAGTTTTTGGAGAAGAAAAATTCTCACTGACATTTTCAGATAACACAGCTACCGTTGCTCCAGAGTTATTATCAGTAGGACAAAAGATTCGTGGTGTCAACAGTACTGCTAACGGTTTAATTACTAGATTAACTTTTGATATTACTGATACCAATGAACCAGACGTTTACTTGACTGGTAATCTAGAGTATGACGTTATCAATGGTTCATTCTCTTCAGGTGAACTATTCAGATTTGGTGGTAGTGATACAGTTCCTTACGAGAATTATCAAACATATACTGTTGGTCAAAAAGTTTGGTATAACCAAAACGTCTACACAGTAACTGGAGTAACTGGTGACGGAGAATCTGATGATACTTTCCCTGTACATGATACAGGAACCGAAACACACGGTTCAGTTGATTTTGAGTGGTTACGTATTGCCAAGACGTTCATCTCCCAAGATATCAAATCAATTAGAGCTGAGGGTGAGGTAGTATTTGAAGATACTGACAATACTTCTTTCTTACCCATCGCTAAAATTGTAGGATCTCTTCAAGGAACATTTACTGGGGGATTCCAGAGTGATGAGTATGGAGATGGAGAAGACTTAGGTGGTATTGTACTCTATACAAATAACCTAATTGGTTCTGGAAATATTCACGACTTCAAAGAAGGTCAAGAAATTTTGGTCGAGGGATTGCCAACAGCAAATCCAGATCTCTCTGCTCTAAATGGCAAGCAAAGAATTTACAAGGTTCTTGAAGATGCTGATGGTCGCTCTAGAAGAATTGTAATTCCGAAGAAAATGCCTTGGATGACTTCTTACACTGAGGAGGCACCATATGAACCTGGGGCAAACGCTAAGATTACAAATGCTTCGAAGAGTGTAACTTTATCTCTGTTAAACTCACCAAACAAATTTGGTCAGGCACAACCACTGGCAAGAAGATTCCAAGATGCTTGTTTGCAAATTAGAAACAATATTGATTTTATTGCTGATGAAGTTGTCGGACGTATTAACGACGAATTCAAGAAGGAATACTTCTCGGCATATGATATCACTGGATCGACTTTAAAAATTTATCTAGGAACTTCCAGATTCGTTCATAATTATGTTGGCGGTGGTTCTGTAGTTCATTCGGGAGTTTCTTATCCTATCACAGATTTCCAGTATGATAATATTACTACTGGTGAAGCTACTATTACAACATCGGGCAACTTTGCTGCTCTCAATGAAGATGATTTAATTAGAATTGCTGACATAGAAGTATCCTGCTCTATTGATGGTGTAGTAACTCAAAAGGTATACCCAAGTTTCAATATCCCAACAAGCGATAATAAGTGTCGTAGAGATATTGGTCACTTCTTGAATGCTATAATTCAAGATTTGGAATTTGGATCAAATGCTGCTGTGATTAAAGCAGCAGAAAAATATGTTGAAGGAGCAACCCAGAGAGTTGCTTATGTCGATAATGAGATTATTCAAACTGTTCGTGCTCTTGAATATTCTAGAGAACTAGCAATATTTGCCATGAGAAAGTGGCGTATTGGAGAGGGCACTGTTAATGATCCTGAATTTACCCCAACTTATACAACACTTCCTAAGTACATCGATAACACTATTCTTGATGACACTTCTGGTGGGGCAACATGTACTAACGTAGCAAATGCTATCAATACGTTAGCATATCTATTTGTGGATGTTTTAGCAAACAATACAAATGGCACTTATCTAGATGCTGCTTATTTAATTGCTAGAAATAGGCATGTCATTGCTGAAGAAGCATATCAAGAGACTAAAGTTCAGTATCCTTCTCTTGCTCTCAGTGATATTAATGAAAGAAAGTGTCGTCGAGATATTAACCACATTTTATCTGGTGTTATTCGTGACCTCGCTTTGGGAGGAAATGCTGGTATTGTCAATGCTGCCGAATTCTACTTTAGTGGAGCAACATTAACTGGCATTCCAGAAGCACAAAAAGATGAGACTTTATATGCTTTCTCAAGAGTAAAATTACATGCTCAAAGAGCATCTAGAAACTGGTCTAATGCTGGTAATGTTGTTTCAGTATCTCCTACCAGCGCAACGTACGCTGCTGATACTGGTATTCTAACTGTAACTTTCCCAACACCATTAACTTCTCCAACAACAAATGATAAAGTTGCTTTCGTAGAGGGAGCACTTACTTTCAATTGTTCTTCTGGTTCAGGTGGTGATCACCCAAGTCCACAACCAGGCGATGCTAATTATGGAAGAAGTCAAACAATTAGTAACGTCACATCATCTGGTGGATTTACAACTATTACTACTAATGTTGGTAACGCTGGATCTGCTGCTGGAGTATCTCATACGTATGTTAGTGCTTTAGCAAATGGAACTATTTTAATCTATGATCCCGTTGATACCGTTAATGAAATTCCACAGTTTGAAGATTGGAACATTCTTCTAGATGGTTCTAACCCAATTTGTGATGGTGTTAACACTGCTATTGAAACAGAATTCACTCTCCTTGATGATATTTTAAGTGGTACTATTCTTCCTGGAGACACCGAAAGAACATATGGCACACTGTACGATTACAGTCAGATTATCTCGTACCCAAGTTCTTACATTTATGACACTAACGGAACTAGAGTTACTGTAAGAGCTACTTATGATGATTACCCAATCATCGAAGCATCGCCATACACTCAGAACTCTTCTGTTATCTCCTTCAAAGGTGGTGGCGGTGCTGAGGTTGATGGTTCTAAGGTCAAGCAACCCAACTGCCCATTCCCTGGACTACAACCAGATGGTTCTGCTACATTCCCTAATCAGGGTAAATCAATGGTTGCTTCGGCATTCACCATTGTCTCCTTTGGTGGTACTGGATATAAGATCGTCAATGATGGTTATACCCAGTTAGTTTCGGTCTTTGTTATTTTCTGTGAAGATGGCGTCCTCGCTGAATCTGGTGGATATTGTTCTATCACCAACTCCGCTACTAACTTTGGTAAGTACGCTCTCCGTGGTGTTGGTTTTAGAGATACAGCATATGACTTTGACATTGGTCTAATTACAGAAGTTGGTCAGACTGTTACTGGTAAAACAACCTTCGAAGTCAGTGGTCTTGGAAGAAAACCACTTGAGCACTATATCGTCAAGATTGATGGTTATAGAAATACCAACACATCTCTGGAATATTTCATTGATGCTGTTACTGGTGGTGCTGCTGGTGCTCCTGCCGTTATCACATTAGAATCTGGTAATGGATTGCCAACAGACTTTACCGACATTGATACAGGATTTGCTGTATCTAACAGCACGATGTTGGGTAAGACCATTAGACTACACAGACCTTCTATTGTTAACTCTTCTTCTCACACTTGGGAATTTGCTGGTTCTGGTGTTGACTACAATGCTCTACCAGAAAACGG